AAGAAAAGAGGATGTTTATCTTACAGTTCGTTCTGAAAACAAACCAGCAAATAGATTCTATGAAAAGGTTGGTATGAAAAATATAGGACACATTACTTGGTCAAACGGTAAGATGCCTGGAAATGTTTGGCAAAAAGAGGTTGACAGTGATAGAAAATAGTGATAGAATAGAGTTAATTATTCCAAATCCACCAGAAAATTATGAAGGGTATTTGTATAAAATAAAAGTTGTAGACACTAATAAAATATACGTTGGTTATAGAAGTAAACCTTATGATGGTACATACTTCTTTTCTAGTGAGTGTCCTATCTTTGCAAGAGATTTATCGAAAGCTTCAAAGATAATATATGAGATTTTAGACTATGGTTACAATATTGATATGGCAACAAAGGAGCGTGAAATGCTAGTTGAAGTGAATGCGAAAGATAATTCAGATTATTATAATAAGAGTAATGGTGGTGGTATCCATGCAATTGCTTCTTTTTCATCTATTGAGGATCTTTATGATTCAATCTTAAATGGTGATCTGAGTTATTGTATACAAGATGTTTTGATTACAACTTTGATGAGTTACAAGAGAATTCAAGTACGACTTGAAGATGATATAAAACATGTAAAGAATATTACAGATAAGGTTAATGATAATTGGGGTGATGAGAATTACATTAAAGAGAATTATCTTTGTCATGTATTAGAGGATTATGATGGTGTTGGAAACCATCGTGTAATTAATGGTAATCATACAAGGAAAGGTATCTCTAAATCTAAAATGGGTAAAACAGCTGAAGTTCCAACCATGATTATTCCAAAATCTATTTGGGAAAAGTTTGATCAAACTGATCTTGAAGGTTTAGGATTGATGCTTAATCCAAGACAGAAAAACTTTAGAAAACCAACTGAAGATAATGATTTGAAGAAACAACTTCTTAGTCGTTACTTCATTAAGGAAATCCCTATAGATTCTGTTGTCAATAAGGCTTGGTTAAAAAATAGATTCTACATGACTAGTCCTCAAATTACTGGACTCATAAAGACTACCAAAAAAGAGATGTTGAAACAAGAAACACTTATTATGGGTAAAGTCTGGATTGATTGGAGTTCAGATGATTGGTCACAACAACTTGAAGCAAAACTTGACGAACATAGAGATAAGAACACATTCACTATGGCAATGACTTCTGGTAAGTTTGATTGGAATAAAATTATTGCTCGTGTATTACTGAATTACCCAAAGAAGAAAAACTTTATTCTGTATATTCACCATCCATCACCAGATAATGTTGACTATGAGGCTAACTGGTTTGACAAAAAACTTCCAGCTCACAGACCAGAGTTCAAGTTGATTTTTGATAAACTAGGTATTAATTGGAAGATTGAATATCTTGATACACTAACTTCCGATGGAACTAAAGAGGAATAAAATGAAAGAAAATGATATTATAACATTAGTTTTTTCTAACGGCATGGAAGTCGTTGGGAAATATGTAGTAGATGATATGGTAAATTATACCATCTATAAACCAAGACTTGTTCAAGTAACAGAAAAGGGAGTTGGACTTGTAAATGGAATTTGCATGACAGGTCAAGAACCAAAGAGTAATGTTCAGTTTGCAAAGAACGGAGTCTTGTTTGTAATTGAAACAGCTACTGAAATTGCAAATGGATGGGTTTCGCAAACAAGTGGCCTAGCGATTCCACAAAAAGGATTACAAGGACTTGTAAGTTAATGCAAATCGAAGAAGATTTTAAACTAGACTTTTCTAATGTGTTGATACGCCCAAAGCGTTCAACACTCAAATCTCGTAAAGAGGTAGATTTGTTTCGTAGTACAAAATTTAGAAATGCAAAAGATAGTAAGGGATTACCAAAGGAATATATTGGTATCCCTATCATGGCATCAAACATGGATGGTGTAGGTACATTTGAAGTTGCAGATGAACTTGCAAAACACAATATATTTACATGTCTGGTAAAGACTTATACATTTGCTGAACTTGTTGCATTCTTTCATTGTCTAGAAGATGACCTTGCATATGATCGTAGACAGAATGTTGCTATGTCTATTGGTACATCTGATGAAGATTTGAAGAAGTTTAGACATGTATATGAAATGACTGATGGAGCGATTAAGTATCTCTGTGTAGATGTTGCAAATGGCTATACTGAAATGTTTAGTAACTTTATTTACCAACTAAGATTGAATCATCCAGAACTTGTTATCATAGCAGGCAATGTAGTTACTGGTGATATGACACAGGAGTTAATATTAAATGGAGCAGATATCGTTAAGTGTGGTATTGGGCCTGGCAGTGTGTGTACTACTCGTATTCAAACTGGTGTTGGGTATCCTCAGTTATCGTCTGTTATTGAGTGTGCTGATGCTGCTCATGGTTTGGGTGGTCATATCATCGCTGACGGTGGTTGCACAAACTCAGGAGATATTGCAAAGGCTCTTGGAGGCGGTGCAGATTTCGTCATGCTCGGTGGAATGCTCTCAGGACATGATGAAGGTGGGGGAGAATATATATTGGAAGATGATAATCCAATACCAGTAGGAGTTAAGTTCTACGGTATGAGCTCGGAGACTGCAAATGAAAAACATTTCGGTGGACTTAAAAACTACAGAGCCGCAGAAGGTAAAGAAGTCATTGTTCCCTACAGAGGAAGTATTGGAACTACTGTGCATTCTATATTGGGGGGCATCAGATCAACATGCACATATGTTGGAGCAAGACGAATAAAAGACTTGACAAAGTGTACAACATTTGTTAAAGTATATACTACTCATAACACAATTTTTGGAGAATCATAATGGTAATAGATAAAAACTTCCTCTTGGATTATACTAGGTTCGTTGACGAAGTGACCAGTGATGCATCTTCTGATGCACAATCATTTTCGGATGCACTTGATGTAATTGATGGGTTTGGTGTTTCACCAGAACGCATTCTTACTGCCGCAATTGGTATTAGTGCTGAGGGAGGCGAGTTTGCAGAGATTGTTAAGAAGTCAATTTTTCAAGCTAAACCTATGGATGATGATGCACAATATCATATGAAACGTGAACTTGGCGATATTTTATGGTATGTTACACAAGCTTGTATTGCTCTAGGCATTTCTCTTGAGGATGTTATAGATACTAATATACAAAAGTTAGAAGCGAGATACCCAGATGGGTTTGAAGCGTTTCGTTCTGAAAACAGAAAAGAAGGTGACATTTAATGACAGACTTTTTAAAAGAGATTGCCAAGACAGCGGGCAATGAATACGCTGCACTCGTATCTGAAGGTGTAGAGGCTGGTGATGTTGATAACTTTATCGACACTGGTTCTTATATTTTCAATGCATTGTTGAGTGGTTCGATTTATGGTGGACTACCAGCAAATAAAATAACTGCGGTTGCAGGCGAATCTGCAACAGGTAAAACTTTCTTTGTGATGGGTATGGTAAAGTCATTCCTTGATGCAAACCCAGAAGCTGGTGTGTTGTATTTTGAGTCTGAATCTGCAATCACAAAACAGATGGTAGTTGATAGAGGTATTGATCCAAACAGAATGGTTATTCTACCAGTAACAACTGTGCAAGAATTTAGAACACAGGCAATTAAAGTTCTTGATAAATACATGGAGACACCAGAAGATCAACGTGTTCCTATGATGTTATGTCTTGACTCACTTGGTATGTTATCTACCACTAAAGAAGTAGATGATACTGCCGATGGTAAAGAAACCAGAGATATGACCAGAGCGCAAGTTCTAAAGGCTGCATTTCGTGTGTTGACTTTGAAACTAGGTAAAGCGAAAGTTCCTATGGTTGTTACTAATCACACCTATGATGTTGTGGGTTCTATGTTCCCAACAAAAGAAATGGGTGGTGGTTCTGGATTGAAATATGCGGCTTCGTCTATTGTATATCTTTCTAAGAAGAAAGAAAAGGATGGTACAGAAGTTGTTGGTAACATCATTCACTGTAAGAATGCAAAGTCTCGTTTGACTATTGAAAACAAAATGGTTGATGTAAGACTTATGTATGAACGTGGACTTGATAGATACTATGGACTACTTGAACTTGCACTAAAGTATAATATCTTTAAATCAGTATCAACTCGTATTGAGTTGCCTGATGGAACAAAGACATTTGGTAAGACTATTAACAATCAACCAGAGAAGTTCTTCACTGAAGATGTAATGATTAAATTAGATCAGGCTGCATCAAAAGAATTCAAGTATGGACAAAGAGTAGAAGATGAGGTTGTAGAAGATGACGTTGAATCAGATTGATGTAGAAAGTTGTTTTGAGTATGTCAGTTCTGACCATGATGACAATAAATGGACTGGCATAAAACTATTACCAATAGCTGGTGATTATCAAAATATTATCTATAAGTATGGTAAAGTGGAGTTTGGTGAAGAAGAAAATGAAAATGGTGATTTGCCATTGACATTTCATTATGATGTGTTATACTCAAATAATCATACAGAAAAAGAATTGCAAGAAGATAATAACTTTAAGAATTTAATTGGTGATGTTCTTATGGTTATTTTAGAAAGACAATTAAAGGAAGATAATTTAGAATATGTCAATACAGACAATTGAAAGAACGACACTCAGTAATTTAGTTTGGAATGAGCCTTATGCTAGAAAGGTTCTTCCTTTTATCAAACCAGAATACTTTTCTGATCCAAGTGAGAGAGTAGTATTTGAAGAGATTTCCAAGTTCATTGAAAAGTATGGAAATCAACCTACGAAAGAAAGTCTTTCGATTGAACTTGATAATAGAAAAGATTTATCTAGTGAACAATTTAAGAAGGTTGTTGATATTGTTGAAGCACTATCTGATGCACAAGTTGATATGCAATGGTTAGTAGATACGACAGAAAAGTTTTGTAAGGACAAGGCAGTCTACAATGCCATCCTTAGTGGTATTCAAATTATAGAAGGAAAAGATAAAGAACATACTGCTGAAGCAATTCCAACAATTCTATCTGATGCACTATCAGTTGCATTTGATCAGAATGTAGGACACGACTATGTAGAAAATGGTGAAGAACGATTTGAGTTCTATCACAAAATAGAAGAGAAAATAGAGTTCGACCTTGAGTACTTTAATAAAATTACAAAAGGTGGACTTCCACAAAAAACTTTGAACATTGCCCTTGCTGGTACTGGTGTTGGTAAATCGTTGTTCATGTGTCACATGGCTGCGTCAACCCTCATGCAAGGAAAGAATGTTCTTTATATAACTTTGGAGATGGCAGAGGAACGTATTGCAGAACGTATTGATGCGAACTTAATGAATATAACTATGGATGACTTACATGAGTTACCTAAAAAGATGTTCACTGATCGCCTCTCCAAAATACAAACAAAGACCAACGGAAAGTTAATTATCAAAGAGTATCCTACTGCATCTGCCCATACTGGACATTTTAGAAGTTTACTAAAAGAACTGGCACTAAAGAAGTCATTTAAACCAGATATTATTTTTATCGACTATCTTAATATTTGTGCCTCGTCTAGATTTAAGGGGAATGCAAATGTCGGATCATACTTTTACATCAAGGCCATTGCCGAAGAGCTTAGAGGGCTTGCAGTGGAAAATAATGTACCAATTATGTCAGCGACACAAACTACTAGAGGGGGGTATGCAAACAGCGACATTGGGCTGGAAGATACATCAGAATCTTTTGGTTTGCCTGCTACGGCTGACCTCATGTTTGCACTCATATCAACAGAAGATTTGGAAGGTCTAAATCAGTTGATGGTGAAACAATTGAAGAACCGATACAACGACCCAGGCACTAACAAGAGGTTTGTGGTTGGTATCGACAGAGCTAGAATGAAACTATATGATTGCGAACAGGAAGCACAAGATGACATTATTGACAGTGGACAAGATGAAGGAGCAGCATTTGATAAAACAACTTTC